TGCACTGAACTATTTGATGACAGGTGATTTTAACAAAGGAATTCCGCTAGGCAAGGTAACTGTACTTGCAGGTGAATCCGGTGCAGGTAAGTCTTACATAGCTTCAGGAAACATTATCAAGAATGCACAGGATCAAGGTATATTCGTTATACTGATCGACACAGAGAACGCACTGGATGAAAAATGGTTACAAGCATTAAAAGTAGACACATCAGAAGATAAACTTCTAAAATTAAGTATATCAATGATTGATGACGTAGCAAAAACTATTTCAGAGTTCATGAAAGGTTACAAGGAAGCACACTCAGATGACAAAGAAGGTGCACCTAAAGTACTATTTGTTATAGACAGTTTAGGTATGATGCTTACACCAACTGACGTTAATCAGTTTGAAGCAGGAGACATGAAAGGTGACCTAGGTAGAAAACCTAAGGCATTGACAGCACTTGTAAGAAACTGTGTCAACATGTTTGGTTCATGGAATGTAGGACTTATAGCGACCAACCACACATATGCATCACAGGACATGTTTGATCCAGATGACAAAATATCGGGTGGGCAGGGATTCATCTATGCAAGTTCGATCGTTATCGCAATGAAGAAACTTAAATTAAAAGAAGATCTAGACGGTAATAAAGTCACAGATGTGAGGGGTATAAGAGCCGCTTGCAAAGTTATGAAAACAAGATACTCTAAACCGTTTGAATCAGTACAGGTCAAAATTCCATACGAAACAGGAATGAACCCTTACAGTGGACTAGTGGACTTGTTTGAGAAGAAAGGCGTACTAGTACAACAAGGAAACAGACTGAAATACATTGATAAAGCAGGCAAGGAACACATTGACTTCAGAAAACAATGGATAGGTGATAAATTAGATATGCTAATGGCAGACTTCAAGGAGGATACAGACTTTGCTGACAAAGAAGTAGTAGAAGTACCAGAAACAAAGCCAAAAGCAAAAACTAAAAAAGCAGAACCAATTATAGAGAAGGAATAGATGATAGACTTTACACACGAAGACATTGAACGTTTGTGGAACTCCATTATACATTACGTCCCTGAGAGACAGAAATTGGACATGGCTATTGATTTCATTAAAAGTTTAGAAGATATCGGTGTAGAGCATGACGAACTAAAAGCGTCTGCAGAATACGATCCAAATCTCGAAGAAGCCATAGCAACTGTGTTCGAGGAAGAGGAAGTGGACGAAGATGGATATAGTGAGGATGAATGATAAACTGGTACAACGAAGTAAGTAGGAACCTAGCCAAGATACCTGACTGTGTGGCATACTTTGACGCCGAACTACTAGAAGCAAGGAAACAGTGCAAGATATATGGTAACCTAGAAAGAGCCAGTGCATCGTTACCTGGAATAGTTGAAGAAAGATTTAGTCAACTGCAACAGCTTGAGGCTATACTTGAATACCTAAACATAGAACTGAGAAGATTAAGATCGAAGACCTTCAGAAAATTCCTAGAGAACTATAATAAACTTTTAAGCAGTAGAGATGCAGAGAAGTATGTTGACGGCGAAGATGATGTTGTCGACATGACCAAAATTATTAATGACTTCGCACTGATACGTAATCAATGGTTAGGCATCACCAAAGGATTGGATCAAAAACAATGGCAGATAACAAACATTGTTAAGTTGAGAGTAGCAGGGATGGAAGATGCTGACGTTGGATAGAATAATACTCACAGATGTAGACGGTGTACTATTAGAATGGGAACATCATTTCACCAAGTGGATGCAACTACGATCATACTTTGACGAACAGGGTAACAGGAACTATCCTTACAAGTTAGTAGATACCGGACATGACGATTACGAAATGGCCAATAGATTTGGAGTCAGCAAGAGTATAATAAGACAAGAGATCAGAGAGTTCAATAGGAGTGCTTGGATGGGAACACAGAGACCTATGTTGGAATCACAGACATGGGTAAAACTGTTGCATGCCGAAGGATGGACCTTCGTGCCAATAACATCACAGACCTCAGATAAGCCGGGACAAGAGTTACGTAAAAAAAGATTAGGTGAGCTATTTGGTGATCACATCTTCATAAATTACCATATATTAGGCACAGGTGCTGACAAAGACTCAGCATTAGCAGAGTTTCATAACACTGGACTATATTGGGTCGAGGACAAGCCAAAGAACGCACTAGCCGGGCTCTCTTACGGTTTAAAGCCCATATTAATCAACCACCCATACAACAGAGACTTTGATCACCCCAACGTGATACGTGTAAATAATTGGAAACAAATACACGAGATATTATCCAAATGAAAATATATGTAGGTTGGGATTCCAGAGAAGACATATCATACCAAGTGTGTGAACACTCGATCAAGCGTAGAGATCCAGACGCGGAGGTATATCCGCTGAAGCAAAATGAAATGCGAGAACAAGGCATATACACCCGAGACATTGACAAGTTAGCGACAACAGAATTCACATTCACAAGATTCTTCGTGCCATACCTGAACAACTACAAAGGATGGGCGGTGTTCTGTGACTGCGATTTTCTATGGAAGATCCCTGCAAAAGAACTGGAACAGTACTTTGATGATTCCAAGGCTGTGGTCTGTGTGCAACACGATTACACACCCGAAGAAGGGTCTATCAAGATGGATGGACAGGTGCAGACAGCATATCCCAGGAAGAACTGGTCAAGCATGGTACTATGGAACTGTGCCCACTCCAAGAACAAAATACTAACACCTGAATTCTTAAACAAACAAACACCAAAATTCTTACACAGGTTCAGCTGGTTAGAAGATTCAGACATAGGTGCACTACCACACGAATACAATTGGCTAGTTGAATGGTACAAGGAACCCAAAGACGGTGTACCCAAGATACTGCACTACACAGAAGGTGGACCATGGTTCGATGGATATAGGGATTGTGAATATTCCGATGATTGGAAGAAAGAAGTAATTAATCTATTCTCAGCATAATGAATTGGGAAAAACTTAAACCACATCATTATTATAAAGAACCCGTAGAACACATCTATTCAAAAACTATATTTGATATGAAAGAGTACGATAATCTTTACGAGAATCAGAACAATATGTCACACGAGGTATGGAAGAACCTAGGTGAAAAGTATAGTATTGAATTTAAATTTCTTAAAGACATAAGAGATTTTGACAAAGACAAAGATGTAATATGTTTGTGGTTTTTTAAAGATCGAGCAGATCGGACTGCAGGTCAGTACATAAAAATAGCAGGACAGACTATCACCTACTTTCCGAACACATTCCTGATCACAGAGTCAAAAGATATATTGATACGAGAGAAAGGATTCATCTACAGGCCCGCACTACAATTAGATTTACCTAGCAGTACATGGAATACTATGTTAGAAAGATTTAATAAAATCGTTTAACACATTAACATCGGCCATTAGATGTCTATCATTGACCTTTGACCACGTGTAATTGTCTTTCCCTATGATATTTAAATTTCCCCTTACTGCTCTTCCTGTGTCATCGGATATTTTTTTTGCTTTAAATTCTACCCTTGGTAAAAAAAGACAACGGTTTAATTTCCTAGAGACTGTTTGCGTCCATGTATCAACGTACCAGTGCCAAAATAGCGGTGGTGCCAAATAGCCTACGGTATTGATCCAGTTTTTATGAAGTGCAAAATGTGGGGCTCCGAATGGCTCGTCCTCGATCAATATTGGTTGCTTGGAAATAAAATATCTTTCTTGCTTTAGGTGCCTTGTTCTTGCTAATTTATTTGATCTACCATCGTTCGGGATCACCATCAATATCTTGTCCTCGTATTTGTTAAACTCGTCCACAATCAACTGGTCCCAATTTCTTGTTCTTACTTGTACATCGTCTCCCATTAGCATGACAATATCATGTGAAGCTTTCTCACTCATCAGATTCCAGCTGAGACAAGTGGATTGGTTTGGTCCAACTGTGTAGTGTTTTTCGTCTATCGTATCTCTGTATTCCTCAAGCGTGGTATCATCATCGTTGAGATAGAAAAGGAATTCGGTGTCACCTTTTTGTGTTTCGGTGGCTGTCTGGATCAACTGTCTTGCTAGTTTCGGCCTACCCCTCGATGGACAACAGAATGAAATCATATCAATTTATTTTTCCAAGTCTCTGGTGTCTTATCATTTATAATTTCCAACGGTAAGTGATATTGGAACTTCTTTGTTCCCCTTGATCTTATGTATTCTGCAGTTTTTTTAACTGACTGCCTTAGGTTAGTCGCTGTGCTGTAACCCAGTAATTCTCTCGCTTTGTCGGATGAACACACTGCTAGTTTAACTTCCTTGGGTCTATCTTTATGATGTATAGGATCTAAGTTAATTCCTGTCTCATTGGCACAAGCTTCTGCCAGTTCGTTTATAGTGACCGGTTCTTCATCTGGTCCTATGTTTATTATCTCACCAACAACATTGTCTTGGAATGCAAGTGCGTTCAAACAGTACAAGCAATCATCAATGTAACTGAAACATCTCTGTTGTTTACCATCTCCGTAAATGATCGGTTGCTTGCCTTGTAACATCCTGTTC